GTATACCTACTTACGCTTAGCCTTCTTAAGTTTAAGTTTCCTAGTTCCTTTCTTCTGCTTTGGTATACCAAGAGGATCAAGACCACCCTCCATAATTGCTTTATTCGTAATTCTAGTAGCGCCTCCTGTAGCTCGTTTGCTTGAAGGAGTAGTCAATGGTGTTGTCGGAGCCATACCAGCTTTGTTGGTAGTGCTGTCAATTAAAGTATCTGCACTAGCTCCTGCTTTGGTGCCGGTACTCATACGTTTACCATAGGACTTATTTGGGTCTATAAATTGAGTAGCCTCAGGGTTAGTAGGAGCAGCAGCTACTGGCTTGTTTCCTGCAGATCCCCCGAAATCCTTCTCCCCTATAGTAGTATTCCCCATCGCGCTTCCTAATGAGGCCATGTTGTTCGTGCCCTTGGTAGCCATTCCACCTGTTACCTTGTCGACAGGTTGGTTCAATACGCTTGCCACTGAGCTTCCAATCTTCATTGCCTTTCCAACATTCTTCCACTTCTTAAGCGGGTTCTTCTTTTGGAATTGCACAATACCGCCCATATCCTCATTGCCGGTGTAGTATGGTGTACCTCCTTCGTACTGTCTTACACCTTGCTTATACTTATTCAAGCGCCTGCCTCTCTCATTTAATGGAGCGATAGCAGCCCCTTGCTCATCTAGTTTCTTATCAGCAGCTTGGATAATCATACCTACTGGTCCAGGAATCTTACCAGCAAGACCACCACGACCTCCACCTCCAGGCATGCTTCCAGCATTAGCCTTTGGATCAGGCATACCCTCTGTTTGTGGGGGCGCTGCTTCTCCTTCTTTCTTCTCTTCTCCTTGTTTGGATAAGGCCCTCATTGCAGTTGCTCCAGTGTCTCCACCGCCTTTACCCATTATTCCACTAAGCATACCTCCACCTCCACCTCCTCCAGAGGCACCGCCTCCGAACATGGACATGATGCTGCCCATACCAAAGTTAAACTTAGGCACAGGTTGTTCTTCTTGGAACTTCACCTCCTTGGCACCGAACCTATATCGTCTACTTGATTTCGTTATTGTTCGAATACGTGGACTTGTAGTAGCTTCATGTACCTTGAGGCTTGGGCTTGCCATAGCTCCCTTCAGACGATTCTGTTCTTTACGGCTTCTTAGTTTGCTTTTCTTGGCCATTATTTCTCTCCGGTTACTTTGTTCTTAAGTGCGGTCTTATTATTCTCTTTATTCATCCGTTCCTTGGATGCCATCTCATCTCGCTTGAAGCGAAGTTCCTTATCGTGCTTGATAGCATCTGCTCCTCGTTGGCGTTCCCTAGATAGGAATTCACCATTTACTCGGGCAGATTCTAATTGGCGTTCACCTTCTTGAGAGATATCTGGAATACCATCACCATCCATATCTTTATCTTCGGCAAACCCTGAGCCAACTACAACAGCCTTACGTACATCCCATTCACCTTTACGATCAAGTTCCTCAAGTTTCTGTTCGTGTTCTCTCTCATCAGCAGCTTGTTGTGCTTCGATATTAGCCTGGTTGATCCTTTCTGCTTGTTGTTGCATCTCTTGATCCCTAGCAATCTTAGCTTTCTCACTTGCAATAAGTTTCTTCTCGTACTCAGCCATAGAGTTCGATTTATACAGACTAACAAGATCAGATAGGTTTGCTTTATCTTGTTGCATCGCTATAGGAGCCAAACCTTCAAGCTTGGCTTTCATAATCTTATCTCTAGTAGCGTTGGTGGGGAATAGATTGTAATCTGAATCTACATAAATTTCCCCATCGATCTCCATAGAGATACGTTGCATATCGGAAGTAATACGATGTATCTTCTTTCCTCCTGCGTATGCATACTTAGAAGTTTCTATATATTGGCGAAGGACTTCTCGTTTAATTTCATCATGGCGATGGAAGTAGTATTCAGTAATCGTTGAAGATTGATTAACTGCCCTCTCTACACCTCCAGCGGTTTCATTCTGGTGGATAGCCCCTTCTCTTTGTCTAGATACACCAGAAATACCATCGATAAGTTCCTCTATCTTATTGAGGATCATCATGTATTGTTGTACAACATTGGATAAACTTAGATCAATCTCTCTTACCAAGTTCTGATTTGCATGCATACCTTGAGCCCTAGTACCAGCCTTACCTTCCTCGAAGGAGTTGATATAGATGATACCCATATTATCAAAGTAGTACATCCACTTCTCAGTAGTCATACCGTGAGACTTAGGCATTTGAGCCAAATCTATTTGAACCTTCTTACCTTTAGCCTTAGCTATTTCATTCTCTATTCGATACCAAACAACGTTATACAAGTATTGGTGAGGCTTTAATAGATCCACCAATGAAGTCTGTACTGAGTTGGTATTATTATATGTCATTCCAACATAAGGAAGCTTGCATTCAGATGGGTTATCCATTGTACGCATTTGGTTCTCAGTAGGATTGATATCCAAGAAGATATCATCACCGATCTTAGTACCTTTCCAAACTTCACTTATATATTGCCATTCTATAGTTGCTCCTGCTTCCTCCTCTTCTGGAGTCAATTTGTGTCCTTCTTCAACGATCGTTTCTTGCTCCTCTCCCTCTTCATCAAAGTAACGAAGGAAACCAATTCTTTTAAGTGATTTCCATACAACAGTAAGTACACGAAGATAAGAGGTCTGAGAACGATCACTATAGTTGTCCATCTGTTCATAGGACATCATATCTTCCATCTGATAACCATAACCAGGAAGCATCGTATTTCGATTCATCCCATAGCTATTCAAACCATTGTCCAGGTCTGTTACTTGTTTCTCAGTTAAGAACTCCGAATACTCATCAATTATTTCGGAGGTAGTCATGTAGCGCTCCTCTCTGGCCCAACCAGCATCTTGTACATTACGTACTTCTGGTCCTTTCTCCCACTCGAAGTATAATGGATTGACCACCCTTACCACAGGTTCGTTAGCAACGATGCCCGAGTAATATACTTCCTCAGCTACAGCCAAGGCGTGTTCGAAGCCTTCGGAGAACTTGAACTCTAGGCGTTGTTCTTCTAAGCCATTACGCATGACATTACCAGCGTACTCTTCCCGAATATTGACATACTCGTTCTCCATGTAGCTTTGAATATCCTTAAGGCTCTTAGGCATTCCTTCCTCCGGCTCTTCTGGATTAAGGCCTGCTTCCTTCTGCATCTGATAACGTGCAGTCTTGATAGCTAAATCTTTCTCGAATTCCTCTCGTTCTGAAACACCACCACCAGAGACACACATGATCATAAAGTCGAAAGGTCGAGTAATCTCCTCTCCTTTGAGCAGCTCGACCTTCTGGCGTATAATATTAATATCATGTAAACGGGCAGGGGACTTACCATACTTGTCTCCTATACCATAGGGATCTAAGACATGCTTATAGTCACCTTCGTCAAGTTTGGAGTTAAGTAAATTATAGTTAATCTGCTTACGCTGTTTGGAAGATCTTCCATCCCAGGCTACGGAGGTAGCAAGACCATCAATAGCATCGACGCACATCTCCCTCCATTTGTCGCCCTTCATACCGAGGGCTATCTTTTGAGGAGGCATCGTTGGAAACTCTCCTCCATATCTTGAATTACTCATACGCCTTCAAAGTGTTTTCTTTCAAAGAATTCATCTAGTTCTATTTCCTTCTTCTTCTCTACTACAACGTTGTGATGCTGCATCTTGTTCGCTATCATCAACAACCATGCAATTATACGGTCATAGTTTCCCGAAGGATTATACATGATAAGTTCTTTGAGTAAACCTATAGAGTAAATCGTATTCACTCTTGTTAGTCCATCTCCTATAGATTCCGTTAACCAATCCCTTCCAAAGATCTCAAGTTCACTCTTGATCGGAACAGTCATGTGTAAACCGTACGTTCTATTCACCGTCGACCCTTCTGTTGCTTTAAGAAAGGTAGGGGTGTTGTTTAACAAATATAAAGAATTATTATTATTAAAGTGGAACTTCATCGTATTCTTCTCATTCTCATAGAGACACTGAGCGTTGTAATACATCAGAAGCCTACGTACTGTCTCATGGTGTTCCTCTGCCGTCTCCGGCCTTCCAGTGTACTCTGCAACTATGATATCACGAAGGCCTCCTTCTCGGAAATCTCCTATCTTATAGATGAAGGTACTACCAAGGGAAGCCGAGTTCTCAGCTTGATCCTGATCATAAGGGTCATTGCCTGCAACGAACATACCATTAGGTATCTGCCCTGCTGGAGGATGTTCCCAAATTTGGATAGCTCCTGGCACAGTGGCTCCCCGTTTAATTGGGTATCCTGCTGCCTCTAGTTTATTATCGAGATCTGGGATCCAAGTCACCCCTTTAGAAGAAGCTGGATCTAGAACGAATTCACCTAGTTGACCCTTTACGAAATCCTTTACGGATGAATTGACAAAGTTTAATTGATCCTGTAAGGCCTTTATCGGGAAGATGTTTCCACTTGTAACAAGGAAGGCTTCCGAAGGAACCATTGGGTTAGACTGTAGTTCATCATTCAAAGGTTGCTTAGATGATCCTTTAGCTAATTTAGCTCGTTTCTTCTCTACCCACTTACCGGCTTTCTCATGATCAGTTTCTCCTTCTTCATCTTTAAATTGGTTTAAGCCTTTGGCATATGATACAAAGTACCCAATATCCCTAGCCCCATCGGACTCATAGTAATCAGGGAAAGCTAGACAATCCCATGCCCATGGCTCATTAAACACTTCTTGGACAGCCTCAGTAGACCCTCCTTCCATATCTCCACCAGTACCAAACATATAGATGGTACCAAACTTATAAGCTCCGTTGGCAGTACATTCCTTGAGTGGACCAAGGGCTTCACGTAGATTCCCCATGAAACCAACTTCTTCCAAGACAGTAAGGCCTGGTCTAGTTCCGTTACCAGCTGTAGGTTTATCCTTAAATGATCGGTGATGTAGTTTGGAACGAGATCCAACTTCTTGCCATGATCCCCCTTTCTTTCTATCATAGACAGTTCGAAGTGGGTTAGGTCCTGGCATAAGGGTTCCTTTGGTTTGTTTAAAGAATGGAGCTGGATAGTATTTAGTACCAACTCTGAAACCTCCTTCTAATGCTTCTATGC